GCATTAATGGTTCCAAAGCTGTTTACTCCAACCAATCCGCTGGGCTTACTGCCCCGGAAACGCTGAGAGTTGAACATACTTTGAGACCTCTTGGTGCCAAGGGTTCTGATCGTCACCTTATCGTTCTTACGAAAGGTGTTGTTGAGACCGCTTCCCTGAATTTTCTTCAGGGTTCCGTTTCTCTCCAGATCACTATCCCTAGGAGCAGCGACTTCACTCTTGCAATGATGAAAGATCTCATTGCTCAGATGACGTCGTACATCAATCTTACGGCAAACGTTACGTCCTTGTACAATGGAGCCACCCCTGAGGGTGATTTCAATGTTACTGGACCTTTTAATCCGTCTATAGCATAGACGTTTTACTCGGTTTGCTTTGAATTGAAGTGGTGATACTCGTTAAAATAAAACATATGCCATGGAGGAAACCCTTTTATGGGAGACCTTAATTGCCATGGACGAGTACTCGCACTCCGTCGTGCTATTGCTGCCGACGGTAGGATTAATGGTGTTCCTTTCTCTGATCTTGATCTCCTTTATATAAGCAATCGCTTATCTAATGAGGGTTCTAGCTTTATTAAGGTTACACTACCCGATTTGGGTCGTGCCCTTGATTTAGGCCTTGTTACTGGACATTTTGCATGTCCTATAGCATTTGGTCTAAGGAAGGATTCCCTGTTGCCTCGGTTGTTCTTTGAAGTTTTTCAAAGAATTTTCTGTGACAACGGCGATTTACGTCCATTATCCGAAGTTCATATCAATTCCATAACGTACTTGCGCCAGATTTTGTTGGTTGATTCTAAGCTCGTTTTCGAGCCTACGTCGATCCAAAGAAATCAGGCTGTGGACGAGTTTTCCGATCGTATGCGTAACCTTAAAAAGTTGCGCCTTCCGAAAGGTCATCCCGTTCTCAAGGAGGCTCGTCGCCTCTTGTCCAAGTATCTTTCTCATCTTGACCTCAGTGATATAACGCCGGGACATGGTCCTGGCGCTACCGCTGAGAGGCTAGATAAGTTCGAACGTTGGGATTTTGTCTCTTGGCCTTCAAAAGCCGAAAGATATTATCCCTACGTCAGTTATGGTAGTCATAGTATCCGTGCAATCCTTGAGAAAGGCAGATACATTCCGTTAACTCGTGAGAGTTGTACGAGATGTTGTCTTGTTCCTAAGGACTACCGCGGACCTCGTCTGATATCGGCTGAGCATACTGTTAACCAGTATCTTCAGCAGGGGCAAATGAGAGCTATAGGTACTTATATTGCTAGGAATAGAATTCTCTCGCGTAGTATTAAGTTGAATGATCAATCATTCAACCAACTCCGTGCAAAGAGTTCCTTCCAAACAGGTCATGCGACAGTAGATTTATCTGCTGCCTCTGATACTGTATCAGTAGCGTTAGTTTGGTATCTCCTTGCGGATTTACCTCGACTACGCTCTTTTCTGATGGCTACCAGATCCGATTACCTCTGTTACAGAGATAAAAAGATCAGGATAAGTGCTTTCGCTCCTATGGGTTCAGCTACTTGCTTTCCCATAGAAACATTAGTTTTCTGGGCCATATCTATGGCCTCACTAAAACTATGTTCACTTGTTCCCGCCACAAATGCGTGTCCGATATCAGACTATGACCTTGCTGGTGAGATTTGTGTATTTGGTGATGATATTATCATCCCAGATCGCTCTCTCACAACACTCATTGGTACACTTTCTTCTGTTGGTTGTTCTGTTAACACGTCTAAGACGTGCTGGCAGACTCCCTTCAGGGAATCGTGTGGCTCTGAGTGGTTTAATGGTACCTCTGTTACGATCACTCGTAACCGTCGTTACTATTACAGCAATGATGATATCGGCAGCTACCCCGTACTTCTTTCATTGCAGCGGAGATTTTTCTCTACTGCTATGTATTGTACGGCTGATCTGCTACTTGACTGGGCTAAGGAGCTTAGTCCTGTAGCAGTGATTCCTATAAGTCGTATAATGTCCTCACGGGCATTATCCTCTTATATGAATTTTTGGCTGGATTCACGTACTCAGAGCCAGCAGTATTTTATTGCTGACAATGATTATGTATCCTACCAATTCGTTCCCCTTGATATGTACACTGTTGCGGTAGGTTTTTACGAGGACATAAGTCCAAATATTTCCCTACGCTATAACAAGAACTATCAAAGATACGAAATCAGAGTTCCTACTGAATTTCAACGCAGTAGGTCCTGGATTCGTGGTGGGTATCCGCGTTTGTTGGCGCGGCTCCTACACGATCAGACTGATCGGATTGCCATCCGTGGTGTAAAAACCAAAATGGCATGGACTGTTGTTCCGCTGTTGCAAACAGCTGATTAACAG